CCATTATCACAACCTAATGATGCTTGAATTATTCCGCTAGATTTAAATGTAAGAGTCGAACGTGTGCCGGAGCCGATTCCATCAATAGTAATTCCCGTATCTGGGACATTTACTGCTATGTTTACTTTATCTGATGTGGCCGTAGTGTTTATGCCTATTGCACCATTGTCGTTTATAAGTAATCTACTCGTCCCCGATGTCAAGAAATTAATACCAAATCCATTTTTAGCAATAATACCAAAATCACCAGTAGATGCATTCATATCAATATAAGGCCCCACAGTGCTTGAAGGCGTAGATGCCGGAGTTATCTGTAATCTACCTGTATTATCTGAAGCTCCTAAGATTCTGCCTACGGAACTACTTGCGGTCCATTGAATTGCTGATATGCCAGATTGAGGATTTGTTAAAGTTCCATCATTTTTTACTGCCCACCTAGTGGTTCCACCAGTTTGTAATGATAAATCTTGTGATGTATCGGATGATATGTTTCGGGTAAATGTTGAAGCATATGCAAGTGATGTTGAACCAATATTAGATGTATTGTTTGCTGTAGGTTGTATTCCTACACTGGTTAAAACTCCTGTTAATGTTTTTGCTCCTGCAATTGTTTGTGATCCGGTTGTTATCAATCCTCTTGCCGTTGCGGATGCATCTGGGATATTAAAAGTGTGTGTTGATCCTGAACTTGATATACCAAAGTCGGTACCTGATGTTCCGGTGGCAAAAGTTTGAGAATCTACTGATAAGGAGTTTAGTGTAGAAATGCCCAACCCAACACCAAATCTAGTGAAAGTCAATGAAGTTGTTCCTAGTACAATTGTTCCACTTGTTGTTAAAACCCATTGTGTTTGTCCATTTACTGTTCCTGATGTGACAAAAGTGAACATGCCATACGTTACTTCTGCGTTTGGTGTATTGTCTGCATCCGTTGCCCTAGTCCATGCACCTGCTGAAACTACATAAATTCCGTTTTGGCTTGCAGTTGTTTGATTTTTTACTAATACTCTATCACCGACAATAACAGCAACGCCATCGATTGTTTGTGTTCCGGACAATGTTATGTTTGCAGTAGTAGCAACAATGCATGGATCTTTAACATCAAACCCTGCGGCGGCCTCTTGACAATCTAATAATCTTGCCGCATCAGTTGTACTGGTTGGTGCACCTAAATTTGTTATTTTAAATCCACCAGCATCAGCATTTGCACCTAAAGTCCAACCATTAGTAAACGTTTTGTTTCCACCAATACTCTGCGAACCTGTCGTTATTAGTCCACGATTTGATCCTGATGCATCTGGAATATTAAAAGTATGAATATTACTACCAGAATTTATATTAAAATCTGATCCTGATGTTCCGGTTGCAAATGTCTGTGATGAGCCGGTTTGTGAATTTAGTGAAGTTAAACCTGAGGTTGCAGCGGCATTTATTGTAACATCACCAGTTCCAGCATCCACACCGGTTGATGATATTGTGACGTTTGTTCCTGCAATTATTTTTCGAACAACAGCATCTCCGGTAGTTGTGATATTTAAATCACTGCGTTTTACCTCTCCGTCTTTAATTTGAGCACTTTTGATTTCTGTTCTGGCCATTGTTTACCTTAATCTAGTAAATTATAATTTTTATTTATTCTTTAATTCAGTTAATTGATTTCTGAGTTCTTCTATTTCTTCAAATGCAATTTGTAGTGCTTTGGTTAAATGTGACATAATCTGAGAGGTTGATACGGCCCAGGGTTTTCCTGTGTAGTCGGTAAATTCTTCATTATCGCCAACCAAAACAGATTCGGGTATTACTTCAAAAACTTCTTGTGCTATAAATCCAGTATCTTGTTTCTTTGAATTTAGCCATGTAAAAGATACCGGGTTTAATGACATAATAATATCTTTTGATTTATTATTTAATGGAATAATATTATCTTTTAATCTAATATCACTAGGACCAAAGGAAGTTCCAACCGCATTACCATCATTATCTACATAAAATTTTACAACACCATTACTTGAAATTCTAAATGCGGGATTTCCCCCACCTGTTGGCCCGGTTGCTTGATCAAATATTTCTACGGCCGCCGTTGAACCGGAAGATGTGTTTCTTGTAAATTCACCACAAACGCCATTAGATGGTTCTAATACATATAGTGAATTATCACAAAATAGTGGAATGTTTGACCGATTTAGTGCGGCATTTACACCAAATTGAAATAATATATTACCAGCACCACCAAAGCCATTAATAATTCTTGTTTCTGAATTTATCCCTGATGTTGCGGTTGAACCAATTTGTAAAATCGAATTTTGTTTACCTAAATTTCCCGAGGCCGATGATATTAAATTTCCTGCATTATCAATAAACCATTGAAATACTCCTCCGGTATAGAATTTAATCCCAAATGGTGGTGTTGCAGAAGATTGTAAAGTTAAATCAGTATTATACAATGTCGATGAAACATTTGGTGTAAAAACACCAAATGATACATTTGCCGTTGATGTGTTTAATGAACCACCATTAGTATCCAAGATTTTTGCGGTGGTTGAAACTAGATCACCAGAACCATTAATTTGCCAAGTTCCACCAGAAGATGATAAACTTAGAGTACCAACAGCATTGGAAATGTTTTTAGTATATGTTGTACCAATGTGTTCTAAGTTTAAACTAGAACCAATGTCCCTATTTGCATTAATTGGTCTTATTGCAGTTTCACCAAATGCCCAAGTAAGCACCCCAGTTTTTTTAAGATATAAATTGTCCGCTCCTGTGGAATCTATTGAAACTTGACCACCTGCTTGTGGATTAATAACAATTGTTGTTGGTCCACTAATACTTTCACATTTTGTTATTGTTTGTGTGCCTAATTCAAGTAACCGGTTGGCATTTCCTATTCTATAATTAGTTGCTATGGCCGGTTCTATATTACCAACAGAGTCGGTTGTCCAACGCAATACACCAGCAGTATAAGTTCTTACGTCTCCTTGCGTTACTATATTTAATCCAAATGCGGCACTATTTAATTCAATTGCGCTTCCCCCAACACCAAAGGTATAACTTGCCTGAATACCTAAATTTCCACTAGGTGATTTTATATATTGTGTGCCATTGGAATTTAATGAACCGGTAGAATCTATGCTCCACCTCAATGCATTATTGGTATATAAATCTAATGAGCCGTTTCCTAAGGTACCCACTATCAAATTACTAGAATCACTTCTTACGGCTCTGGAAAGATATACATCCTGTATGTGAAGCGAACCACTTCCAATATTTTGTGCTAAATTTGCATTAGGTACAAAATTTGATGATATATCAATGGACCATTTATTGATATTACCCAATCTGAATGATAATGAAGATGAAGGCGCATCACTAGTTATAATATTAGATTCAACCCTATTTGATGCTAATAATATTTGTGTATATGCTGATGCAATTGGAGTTGATACTGTTCCTAAATCATAACCACTAGATATTGGAGATAGTGCGGAATTTACACCAGAGGCGATATACCATTTTCCTGTCCCGCCAATACCAAAAATCAAAGCCTGAGAAATATCAGATGATACCAATCTTGTAAACACCCCTCTGGCTGCGATAGAGGTTGTCCCTATATCTAAAACATTTGTTGAATATGGATAAAAATGCCCAGATGTGTTAATTGACCATTTAACCGAACTAGATGTAGAAAAATCCAAGGCACTATCTGATGTGATTTTTCTTGTAAATGCCTCTTTAAGATTAAAACCAGTTCTACCAATAGAATATAAATTATCACTAACGGGAAGAATATCACCAGAAGATAAATCATCACCTTCTATTTCCCAAACCTTCGAGCCTCTTACCTTAAAATTTATGGAAACATTGTTGGTTAATGTGTTTGGTAGTTCTGTGCCAATATCCAAACCAAGTGCCGAATACTCGACTTTGGCAATACCATCATTATTACTTAACCACACTTTTGATTTATTTGCAGATTCATGGTGCACAAATACACCATTACTTTCCGTTTCAACAAAAGATGGTTCTTGCGGTGTTGGGCTTGTGTCACTATTAATGACAAGTTTGGCAATACCTTTAGTTTTTGACATTTTGATACCCGAATTATATAACTATGGTGTTATGTATTATTACGGATATTATTTATGTTATAGTGCCAGGTATGTAATCGATTGGTGTTTAATCGTTGCACCCCAGTTAATAGAATTTGTTGGATGCCCAACGACTTTTATTTGTAGGTCGGTTCCTGAAGCCTCTGCATATGCAGTATAATCAGATGAATCAGTACCAAAATGTTGTATAGTCAAACCAACTATACTTGCAACACCACCTTTACGCTTGATTCCACCCTTTAAGTGGATCCAAACATTTTCATCTATAGAAACATTATATCCAACCAGATCAACTTCAAACCACATCATGGAATCAACAAACAAAGTATAATCCCATATGATTGTTGGCGAATTGTCTAAAGTGGTTATTGCGGCCGTTAATATATGAGATTCGGAGTTGGTGAAATTATTGTGAGTTTTAATTACAACTTCACCAGTTTGATAAGATGCAATCGGCGTATCAACATAAAGGTTTTTTACATAAATTGCCTCACATTTATTGGTGGGACCACCAATTGTGATGTTATTTGTAAGTTTGTCTCCAGTTATGCTATGCGGATCAACCGTCTTAATATCAGACCGCTCTATGCCATGAACGTATATATCAACAACACTTAATGCATTTGGTGCTGATGTGAATTGTATTACATTTCCAACTTTATAATCTGGTGCAACGTCTAAAGTCCAATCTGTGCCAAATTTTAATTCAACACCATCAAGAAAAACTATAGTGCCCTCTTCCCTTAATAATTGAACTTCTACTGGTAGATATGGCAGCAAATTAAAATCATTATCTAAACCATTTAATACAGGGGCTTCCAATCTAATTCTTATTGGGAAATTACCAGATACAGCCGGAACAGATAATTCTCTTCCCAAATATATTATGAACACCCTTTCACCAACCAACGGAGGAAATGAAAATACTATTTTTCTCCCACCCTCTGAAATGGTATAAGCAGAACTTGGTTCCTGTAAAACACCTTCAGTTGATACAAGAATAGAAGAGGGATGACCAACTTGATATATCAAATCAAATTCAGTTTGAAGGGAGTCTCCAACAATTATTTGTTTTTCAAATACCCCGTATGGTCCTGCCGATCCAATGTATTTTGACATATTTTAAAACTTTATAATATAATTCAATACTATATATGGCGGGTTGGCCGCATCTGTTGTTCCTGGACCTGGAGATGAAACTTGCCCTGTCACCGAAACGCTTCTTTGTGAAGTTGTTATATTGGAATCCCCTGAAACCCCACCGGTAACTTTTCCTATTTTTCCTGTTAATGAATTTGTTGGGTGTGTGTGTTCTCCTGTGCTTACACTATTTGCAGATAATGTATCGATTACCAAAGAATGTGAATGTGCCGAATTTGTGTTTGGTACGGTTCCTCTAACAATGTGATCGTGTTCTGAGTTTGTAGTATCGGTTGGTTGTGAAAAGTCGTGATTATGTGGGGCACTTTGACCAGTAGTTACGGCAGTATAACTATGTGTATGTTGGCCGTCATATGTGGCACTAGATGGATGTATATCTCTTAATATGGTCGGACCATTGGCTACAACAAAATGAGGATCTCCACTCGAATATGCTCCGGCACTTTGAATATTAACTGTTTTTATATTATGTGTGTGTTCGGCTAGTGTTGGATCATTTTCAGTAGCCATATTAACAGTGTGCGTATGGGTTGAACTTTCATTATCAGAAGATGCTGATATTGTATGATTGTGTTTTGGTTCTCTATCGGGATATATACCGGATACTGGTATACTTTCATTAGATGCATAAACCTGCCTATTAATTGGCAGGTTCTGACCAGTTGAACCTAAAAAGTGTTCATGAACCCCCGATGATGGTATACTGCCAGTATGTGAATGTCCAATTGATGTGGTATGGGTACCCGATGGAATAGTTACCGATAATGTTGAACCTTGTGAAACTAAATTTTCATGATTGTGCCCGGCAACTGTATGGGTATGAATATCATCATGTGTATGATCTGGCACTTGGTGATAATGATCAAATTGACCGCCGGTATCACCAAGAGAAAGTGCTCCACCTAAACCTAAAGGAAACTTTTCACCCATATTGGGAACATTAAATGTCGATCCACCACCACCAAATTGATAGCCAATAACAGAATGTAATGTCGGATAACTAGATATATTATATGAACTACCATCACATAATAGCCAACCAAATGGCACCACATTGCCGGCAAATGGTAACACAACACCGGCAGGAAATCCCAACACCAAGGCTTGAACCTGTGCATTTAGACTTGAAACATCAACCCCATCGACCGTTCCGGCAACGGTAATATTACCTGAAATATTTGCAGATTGTGCAGTCACAGTACCCGAATCAATGGTTACAGTACCACCATCAACCAATATAGGTCCATTTGTATGAATAGCACCAAAGGGATTAGAATTGCTTCCTAATGTTGTAGGTGTACTTGGTATTATATCAGCATTAACATTTATGTCATTAGGTGATTCAATACTGATATTATTTGATGTGTCTAATTTAATAATACCCTGAGGTGATGAAGTATTGTCTAACGATCTTAGGTATTCATTATTATTGAGTAATATTTTATTTCCAGATACACTATCATCGATAATTGCACTATTATCCACTGAATTATCAGCCAATTTGCTTGCTGTAACTGAATTATTTTGAAGTTTATCCGCAGAGACACTATTATCCTGCACAACGTATGGTAATTGTGCTGGGGAGTATAGTGCCCTCCTGCTTACCGTAGAAAAAGTTAAATGCAATATGCGAATGGCAGTTCCATTTGCCGGTGGTGTGTCAAAAGTTATTTGATCGAATATTCCAGAACTAGGAACACTTTCTGTTAAATTCCAAATGCCCCCCGAATATGAGATACTATCACCGTCTGTCACAATACCATCTAGAGTAACTACCAGAGAGCGAGAATCTATAGCCGGCTGACTCAAAGCAAATGTTGTTTTGATTGCATTACCTGTATATCGGTCTACTACAAAATTTCTAAGATTGGGTTGTAGTTGATCCGGACCAACACTCCCTTGAGTTGGTACAAAATTATATGTGGCCTCACCATGATGCACCACATAAATTCTTTCTGATTCTGGTGGTATATAATTGAATGAAATTTGTTTATTGTAGTCGTTTCCAATCCCTGATATTGTATAATCGGTTTCTGGTTCTAATACTTCCCATGGTCCAAAAAATCCATGAGAAAATATATCAGTAACAAGTGATGGGCCAGTTGATACTAAATTTCCATTTAATGATATTGTTATTGTTGAGCCATCATAATCAACGTTTAAAACTTGCCAAACTCCAATATTTGATGGAACTGGAGTTCCTTCAATTTCAATAAAATCGCCAATATTAACCCTCGAAAATGCTGCCGACAAATCTTGATCACCTGATATAATCAACTCATCTGGTGCTAAAGAATATGTAATTGCAGTGGTGCCTGTTACTAATTTTTGCTTAATATACCGTTGCCGTAAAACAGTAATGTTAGCTTCATATCCACCGGGAACTTCTTGGCTCAAATTAAACACTGAAGTACCACCATCTGGAACAATATCGTCCCTTGTATTTGGTCCAAATATCAATGGTGATTTATTATTTCCAATATAAGACATTTTACTCCTAAGCGTTTACATCTTCAATAAATGATGTCTGCACATCAAAATTGATTCCAGGAGAATCCGATTTAACTTCTAATCTATCTTGACCTTCCAATACAAGTTTATTGCTTTCTACCAATCCAAGTAATGCGGCCCCTGCCGGTACTGCACCACCTTTAACCAAATATGTGTAAGTGCCGGCAGAATCATCCCACACCCTTATTGATACTTGACCCCCTGCGCCCAATGATGCAACGTTAATGTGAATAAAATAACTAACAACATTAACTGGAGCCGTATAAATTGTTACAAAATTTGTAGCATGATACGGAACGTTCGGTACATTAGCATTTTTAAAATTACTGTTTATCGCCATATATTCCTTTAACTCATTGCTATTGCTCTAACCAAAACCAACCGATCATTATCAGAAAATGAAACAAATAACGAATTTATTGCCGAAACTATATTTGGGTTTGTGGCACCACCAAATAATGGATCAACCAATATATTAAAGTTGTCTAAATCACCAATAGCCGTGCCTAGTTCGTTGGTTTTTTCCCACCAAAGTTTAACACTAGCATAATCGGGCACTTGGATTTCAGCCATTAAGTTTCTCCAAAATTTTGTTTAATAATGATTCGATTCCTTTAATATCTTCTTTGATATTTTGAACTTCATTTTCTAGATTATTTATAGTTGCTCTTTCCTTTTCTTTTTCAATTCTGATGATTGCCCTTCTTTGTTTCTCTATTTGGTATGCTTGCCATGAATTTGTATCCACGTTTAATATTGCACCACTAGTGGTATCACGTATCAGGTTTTCATTATCTTTCACTTTTAAATATTTTTCTTTCATATTATGAATCCAATGCAATTACTTGTAAATCTTGTACTTTAATTGGTTTTGTAGAATCTGTCCCCTGTAATGTTATTTTTATGGCAACTTGCGTAAATGGAGTTAAAAATTCAGACTCATATTCATAATCGTGAAATATATTATCATCGGATGCAAATGCAGGAACTTTTCCATTAACTGGAGTTAATTCTTCATATCTCGCATTATCAAAACTTTCCGTAGTCGATAATCCAGAAAATTTGGCAAACACTTGTAAATTTTGATCATTTCTCACATTTGCCAAAAATTTAACCTTCAATGCAGTGCATGGGTTTGCCAATATCATACGTTTTGTGATATATGAGCATGGTGAAGTTCCTCGAACGGGACTTTCCAATGAATAAAAATCTTCTATACCAACAATTGTAACATTTTGTGGAGCAACATCTTCATCTATATCATAATTCACTTCAACTAAAAGTTTATATTCAACTCCAGTATCATCAATTACTTCCTTAATTCTAACAATTTCATAAGTTGCATCATTTTTATTTGATGTTGTATTGATGACTTTTATATATTGACCTTCTTGCATAGAGGCGAGGAATGCTTTACCGATAGATCTTGCTAAAGGGGCATCCGTAGCACCAGAACCATAACAAGTTAATACATCATTATATACTTTAATTGAAAATGGACCAACCAAAGTAGATAGATCGGATTCGGTTCTTACTGTAATATCTGTTGAACTTGTTCTTATTACACTAATAATCCTAGTTACGATTTCTGCACTAGTGCTATCTATAATTTTTATTAAAGTTCCCTGAAATACTTCAGCTAAAACGGAAATTACCACAGGATCAGTGGATGCAAATGTATCCCCACTAATTGATAAGGTTATACCAGAAGTTACATCTTCAGGTACATCCCCAAAAGACCAGAAATTTAAACCAGATGAATGTGCCGTTCCACCTGTTACTGATGTTGGAAATACACTATCTAAAGTTAATGCATTACCGGATATTGAAATTATTTTTCTAATATGTGGTTTATTATCTTGATCAATTAATTTGACATATCCATTAACGTGAAATTTTGTACCATCAATTACGATTAAATTGACACCGCTTATTGATGTAACAACCCCACAATCTTTAAAACCAAAAAATACTAAATCATTTGGTTCCGTGAAAGCCTTATACTCATTAACAAGACCAGGATCCGAAACTTTATTTCCAATAATTAACGCATTTGTTTTACCCAAATCAATTATTGGAGATACATTAGGGTTATCCGTACTCAATGATGCGGTTACAAATAGGCTTTTACTAGAACCCAATGCACTCCCGGGTGTGTCCATTATTCCATTAACCGAATTATCTAGGTAATTCCATCTACCTTCATTTGCTATACCACAAATCAATTTAGGTTCATCAAATATAATTTGTTGACCAGGTTGAAATGCAATGAAATCATTAATTGTTGGCAAAACATATGGCTCAAAGGTTAAACCATGAACACCATTACCCGAACAAATTCTATATGAATAATCAATATTTGTATCATCAAATGTAATATTTGATATATTAATTAACATTTCATCAACTTGAATATCTGAGGTGGTGAATATTGTACTCCCTCCCGTTCTATAGATAGTTTCCGTAGAATCTAAGGGTTTAGCGTTGCCATCAAAGACTTGAAATGAATATGTATCAAAATCCAATACAGTAACATCGTGCCATTTATTTACACTATCAGTTGATTCGGTATTGATGTATATCGGATCAATTCCCCCAACTGAAGAAGAAACTCCCATAATTTTAATTCTTGGTTTTTGCTCTGCGGATTGTCGATTTCTTAGTCCATGATTTTTATGATAAACTTTAATCGTATTTGATCCGGCTTCAATTTTAAATGGATTGTTTTCGAGTTTATCAAAAGAGCCATCTTGATTGACAAATGTAACCTCACCAGTAACATTGGTAGGAAATTGTGCTTTATGCATTTTAAACATCAAATCGGCTTCTTGATCTGGTGTCCATGTTGATGAGTTGGCCGACTTTAAAAATACACCATTATAATTTCCGGTAGTATTTAATATAACATTTTCTCCCATTTTATATTGACCAATTCTGGCATACCAGACTTCATAGTTTTGGGAGTTTGCTCTTATAACAATCGAGTATTCTGTTTTTTCTTGTAAGTATATTGGATAATCAAATTCAAAATATGTTCCAACAAATCCCGCATGTTCGGTTGATTCGGGCATGGTTCCTGCAAGTGTTCTTGTTTTAGGATTCCAAACGGGCATATTTGCTTCAACGACATTTCCACCACCATTAATATATTTTCCATCACTAGAAAATGAAGTGTACCCAGTAACGGCATTTGGGTAATGTTGATGTATGGCCGCATTTGTATCATCAAATACATTTGATGAGGGAATGCTTATAAAAAGTTGGCCAGTTGATCTGTCACCATTATCACCTTTTTGTGGATCGACATCATTGGCCACATCATTAATTACAATCTGATTTGGATACAGAAATACCCTTGAGCCAGGCAATGTTAAGGGGCCAGGGAAACCAACGGCGTTTTCTCTTATTTCCACGGAAATAGGAACAACCGGATTTAATGGTGCATTTGCGATATTATCTCTTGTGTGAAAATTTATAGATTTCCCAGAAGGTCCTTTATATGGTTTATTTCTAAAATAAACAGTAACACCCGTCACAAACATACCACCCGGCTCTTCACATGTTATTGTTTCGGCAATAGGATCATTCCATGTAGCATAACTTAATTTATAATTTGTTTCTTTAAGATCTGTAATTACTTTTGTTTCTTCATTTGCGAATTCAACTGCAACTTCAGCGCCCTTGGTGGATACAATAGTATTTTGCTTCTTTTCTATTAACCCTTGACATTGAAATTTAACATTACACGAAGTATCACTTTCTGATATAATATTTTGTGGAGAGTCGGTAAATCGTATTAGTTTTTCGCCAGTTTTAAATTTAGGATTTAAAGCAGAATCTTTTAATTTTTCTCCACTTTCTATATTTACTGGTAAACCGTTTGGTATGAATAGATACCCATTTAATGAACCAACGGAATCTACGGTTAACGAATAAGCCACATTTGTTGCATTTATTCCAGTTGTTGGGGTTGGATCAAATACAACATAACCAGTAGCACCAGAACCGGAAATTATTGGAAATATTCCATTATTTGTTCCACCAGCGGGTTCATGGAATCTTTTAAAAAATGAAAAAGGTGCAGGCGATCTTTCACATGCGGGCATCATTATTTCATTGGCGGCAGATTTTGGTATACAGAAGTGTGTTACCGGTATACCATCAATAAATGCATAGATTTTACTACCAGGTGCCAATCCTTGTAATGAAAACTCAACAATTTGTGATCTACAAAATTCAGCAAAATTAATGCTGACCACACTCCCACCTAGTGATGTTTTAATGTCAGTTTGTTTAACATTAATCTTTTTGCCACCATTAGCCGTAACACTTTTATTTGTTTGTGTGCGCTCACCTTGTATATACAAACTTGGAAAATTAGGCTGAGGTGGATTTTGTAAACTTGCCTGCGGTTTAAGTTCCGCAATATCATCCTGTATTGCTTTAATCTTATTTTTTAAACCTTTCTTAGTCTTTTTATCTTTAGCACTCTTTAATTCGCCCTTTAATGTCTTTATAAGTTTTTCCTTTTTGGCAAGTTTTTCTCTTGCACTTTGGCGATTTGCTAATTGTGTTGCTAATTCGTTAGGCACACCAAGACTACCATCTTCATTGACGTGCCAGGCGGCCGCAGGAATTGGCGGTGATTGTATAGTATCTGTAGTTATTACCGGTTCGCTAGATTGTGTATTAAACTTTACACTGTCAAACGTATATACAGTGCCTAGGCCCTTTGATAAGTCGGTTAATGCATTTGCCAATCCAGTATCTAGATCCACAATTCTTTCTGGGACCAACTCAGTACTTTTAAATTCATCTGAACTTGGCGTTAATTGGCATCTGCCAATAAATGATATAACTTCAAATGGATTAACATTAACAAAATCGGTTGCATACAATTGTTGCATATTTTTTGCATCAACCGTTTCGTAATTTAGTAAAATTATGTCACCTTTTTTTGTATAATTTGCATTTGTTCTATCCGTTTCATTTTCTATTCCGGTAAAGCCCAATAAATTAACTTCATATGGTTTTACTTCGAGTAGCTCAACGCCTCTTTCTACAATTGCGGGCCTTAATATTCCAAGATTTGGATCAACTGCACAACTATAATCAATATTGATAGTATCACCCGTAGCATGGCCTCTAAAATTATCAACCATGAAACCATTTTTAAATCTATCATTCCCTTGGGCATCCTTAATTACTAATTTTTCGGTATTGGTTTCAAGTAATGAAAGAGAAGTGTAATATTCAATTTGATCTATTCTTTGTTCTATTTTTCCAATATCTCTCATGGTATATCGTCTGTTATTTCTATGAGAAATAACAACATCTTTAGAACTTCTTGTTAATGCTGGTAAATTTAATTCGGCTGATACCATACCATCAACCGGATCTGGTGGTAGAGTTGGCTTTAATGATGGTATGCCTTCTAATATTCTAAATTCACCTTGAGGGGTAATATAAAGTTTATCTTTACGGTGAAGAAAATGAGTATAACCGGCAAAAATATCACCATCTGGCAAATATGAAAGTTTTTCATTAATATCACCCGAAAGTGATTTTGTTGATCTAAAATCAAAAACATCTGCCAAGAAATATTTTCTTCCAGAATCTACAGATGTATATGTAGGAATATCACTAATATCAAAACCAGGCCCCAATGGATATGAATTAATACAAAAATATGATCCATCAGTAGTATGCTCAAACCAATCATAAACAATAGTAATTCTACCCGTTGGAACTTGTGCTCCACGCTTTAATTTAATTTCCGCTATACCATAGTAGGTATCCCTCTGCCCATTATCCAACTCATATCTGTCCATAATATTTGGATCATTTGGGGTTGGATCTGTACTAAAATCGCCAGCCATATAAATTGCGGTGATTCTTATTACATCACTCACACCCAAAGAAATTGTTTGTGGTGGTGTTACATTAATTGGAGTCGTTAAATAGTGTTGACCTGATGGTGTTCCGGTATTTTGATATATACCTTGTCTGTATATTTTATCACGTTTAGTTACACTATTTTGACCACTCATTCTTACTGGAATTATAGCAACAATTGGTTGATTTGAAATAGTATCAAATGTGACCGTAACTTGAGTGCTTGTATTATTTACAACCGAAATTGGTCGTAATTGTACACCAGCCGCATTACAGAAAAACCATTCTGTTTGTGAGTAAGAGGTTACTATACCCTCACCACTAGGTATGGTTATAGTGATTTGATTTGCAGTTGATGTTTCAACAAATAACTTTTGTGTTATGTAATCAACACTTTGAAGATCAACATTATTAACATATCCATTGGGGAGTGGATATAATAAAGTTCCCGAATCTTGCTCTTCTAATTGTGTATATAATTTTGATATTTCTAAATCGGTAAAGGTATCATTTGAACTACTAGTGACCGATATTGTTTGATTGTTTAATGCCGGTGCTGCGGCATATAGGTATATGATATTATTTTCGGCGGCACTACCAACAACCAAATTATCATTTATACTAATTCTTTGATCGGCTAATGTTTTCCAATATGCATTCTTTGCTTCAATTTGTTTTTTACCAAAATTAGCAACCGCACAAGATACCGTTGCACCCAATAGTGGTAAACTATATTGAAATGTATCACAAGAAAATCCAACAGTGGAAATTACACCACCAATGGGAGTTTGATACATTGATTGGATGTGTTCTATATTATAATCTGGATTTGTTATTTTAACATCAGAAACGTGCAACAAATAAGATGCTTTTTCATTTCCAGGAACACCAGAATCATATTCAAGGAATATTCCCCTTGCAACACCAATACAATATGGAGATGATTCATTTAATGTCAATGGTGCTCCAGATAAAGTTGAACTTCCTGGTGCAATTGGAATTCCACTAGGGCTTTCTAGAAATTCCCTTTTTCTGCTAAAAAGTAAAATCTTTGCAAAGGATGGGTTAACATCTCTAGCCTCACCCCAAGCCAATGCCGGCAACCCTTTAATATTTGTTATTTTAAAAAAGGGGCCCCTCATAGTTTTAATAATATTAGGTTTGGCTATTGTTGTATCAATGGCCTTTCTTCCTATTGTCACCGATCTATCTAATTTTTCTATTTCATAACCTTGGACATATGCTTTTCCTGGTTCAATTAAATATGCTAATTTAGAATTGGCAGCCGCCAAAAATTCCGATTCACTGTTGCCTGGTAGGAAATAATCACCAAAGGGGTGTGACCCCGTAATACCTAATAACTTCTCGCCAACGTCATTGGCTGCATTTGAAGTTGATCGTTTAAGCATATCTAGGGTATAATAACCATTATTCGTTCCATCATTTAAAAATTCATGTGCAACGGTAACGAATGGCTTTAGAACATAATTTCCAGATTCATCATAGGTCCTTCTGGCCATTTCATCCCTAAGAATATTATAATCAGTTCTATTGGGTGGTTCGGCTGCTAAACCATTATTCAATCTAATCAATTCAATAAATTCGGTATTTGTTAATTCTCCAGTTGTGATCCTATCGATTGGTCTAGTGCTCAATACCAATTCAATTTTTAGTCTATGTGCTCCAGGTGCGGCATAGTTTGGGGAACCTTGTGCATTATCCAATAATGCTTCATCTTCTTCTGGTGTGACAATGGTAGTTAATACATTTAATCCAATACTTATTGATGGTGTAGTTCCTTCTGGATCAATAACAATTGCTTGTTCCAATACAATAGCAAAAAAACCATTTGTAAAATAAACACCTTCCTTTATTGTTGCACCTGTTCCGGTTCCCGTAACCAATGCACTATCTGAAATCGTTTCTAATACAATACCACTATCATCAACTGTCAACTCTTCACTAGCTTGAAATCTTTTAACTGCGGAACCATTATTATTTTCACCGGCTTGATTATATTTTACATATAGCCTAATTATGCCATTTAAATCGGGTTCAGTATAATTAATAATTCTAGCCTTAACTCCACTTTGACTAGTTATAACTTTACCAATAAAATTATTTCTAATGGCAACATCATCAGTAAAATAAATGCTATTGTCAATCGTTTGATTAATATAAACTTTTACATAAGTATAATTTGTATCGTAATTGCATGTTCCTGGTATTACTAATGAACCTTCTTTAAAAAAATGCCGACCCATTCTGGAAATTTGAGTCTGAAACATGGTTTGCATCTGGGTGAGTTCACGAGCCTGAACTGCGAATCTTGGTCTGAATAGCATTCTATAATAACCATCTTTTTCTGAATAGTCATCAAAATATGGTGCACTTTTTAATTGATCTTTAATATCTACCATTTATGGTCATCTATTTAAGGTTATTACTTATGTGTATTTATTACTGGTTTTCATAAACAAATACTAAATTACCACAATCATAAACTCTATATATATTATTATTTTCCATATTAATTTCTTCGGTCAAAGTTTCGTCGTAAAATTGCAGCCTAGTACTTAAATATTTCTTTTGGAATTTATATCTTGAATGTAAAGATCTTCCTATTACATATGAATAATTTACAGGAGTTTGGTGTGATAGTGTGAACCCCAATTTATGATATAAATCGCCGTTTGAATATCTTAAATCGGCATATGATACAATATTACCGGAATTAATTTTCGTAAAATAGGATAATATCTTTGAAGCTCCTCCTACTATCTGTAAATTTAACCCACAAGCATATCTAACTAATTCCCAATTATACTTTTTATGAAATCTACATTTACTGAATGACATAAGGGCCACAAGTTCATTATTATGATGTAGCCCCAAGTGAACTGATGCCTTTGCACACCCACCCTGTAAATGATTATTGTTATAGAATTGTTTTGCTATTTTATTTTCAACAGAAACAATTTCACATTTTCTTGCATATATTTTCCTAGAAATCCCCAGCTTATTGAGAATTATTGATTGTATTATCGGTAGTTTTTTATCAATTTCCGATGTCCAAAATTGCAATAATTTTATATTATTTGATTTACATATATTCATTTTTTCTAGGTGATATTTTTTATTATTTTTATACCTATCATGTCGTGTGGAGTGGCTCCATGTACCATTAATTTCTATCCCAACATTATGACTAGGAATAAATATGTCCAGCTCTAGTGGTTTAATTAATTTTCTATCATTTTTTATATATTGAATATTATATAAATCTAAAAAATTACATAATGTATCTTCATATGTTGATCCGCCATAAATATTTACATCAAGTTCCAGTTCCTTTAACCTTTGACAAACTCCCCAAGATGACATATTATAATTTTGAGCCAATTCTTTAATTGTTTTTTTATGTACAATATGATCATTATATAAACTTAGTAAATTCTCGTGATTGAGTTTATATGCACCCTCCCTAAATACTTTTCCATTTTTATATTCATTTTTTCGATATTTACTACTTTTAATCGCCGCACATTTTAATGAACAAAATTTATTATAACCGTAATCGGAATTTCTAAAAGAAATATCCTGGCCGCAATAGCATGTTGGTATGTGACGTAAATCATTTAATATATGGTATACTCTTTGTTGACAGTGTGTGTTAATTGGTAAAAAGTTTGTATGGAAGTATATACTCCTATTCAGGGAATCGGAGTTCCAATTTATAGCATTCCTCGATTTTATCGATAGTTCATGTTTACATTCTTCTATTGTTAGAACTTTCGCATATAAATCACAAAATATTCGACTACGAGAACAACTGATAGTGCAACTTTTTCTATAACCAGTTTTATTGAATTTTTTTAATTTTCCGCATATGCAATATTCTCCATTAATTTGATCTTTTAATGCGTTATATAAACGTTCATTCCATGTAATTCCATGGAAATTTTTAATTTTTAATAAAAGACTATTATCACAAACCTTACTCCATTTTGGATTTAATTTACCAGTTTTTTGATTATAAAATTTATGTAAATATAATTTTTCATCATCCATTAATAACATTATCACCCTCCAGTACTTTATACTGGTTTATTTATAACATAATTTAATTTAAAATTCAACTATTATTTTAATATTCTCTAACTGATCCGGTGCCCTTAATACCGGTCTACGGTTTTCAAAATATATAATATCGCCAGTATATTTTTGCACTTCAGGATTCACTATTGACTGAATTGTTGCGGATGCACCGGCTGCCGTAACATTATTGCCTATGGTGAAATTTTCAAATCCAGTTGTCGTTAATTGAACATACACCAAATCTTTATTAAGTCCATTATCCAAAACCTCTATCAAGAATCCTTGAGCATCACCAGGTGATTGTTCTAATAAAATGCTATCAGTTGGAAAAGTACCAACAACATTGTTTACAGTTAATCTCGCCGATGCCGAAGCGGATAAATTCGTAAACAGAACATTTGGGTTATTATATTGCTCTGGATTTTTTATTATGCCGATCTGTCTATAATCATTTGAGATTGGAAAATCACCAGAACCCTCACCATATGTTAAGTTCACATCAATCATTATATAATGCCCACCCAATTCTGTTACGGGATTTGCACCATGTCCACCTTCTGGTGGCAATACTACTTCTAAAATGGCATCATCATTATTACTATGCCCACCAACAATTGTCGCACTTGCAAAATTATATCCCGTCCCGGCATTAATTATACTAATACTTTCTATTCCATTAGGTGTAACTAAATTTACATTAGCCTTAGCAACCGCATTTGCACCATCACCAACAATCTCAACACTAGGTAAAATTTGAAATTGACTAGTTAAATCAAGTGTTAATGTATTTTCTAATAAAAATTGTTTAGTAGCACCCAAATATCCAACAACTTTGGAATACGATCCAAGGCCAGTTCCAGCAACAACCCATAAAGTGGTTCCTGTGTACCATCCATTATTTGTAGATGCACTTGAACTTGGAACACCTACAGCCTGATTTGGTCCAACAAAGCCCAAATTTTCAACTGTGGTTGTATTCAACACTCTGTTATAAAGGCTACCTGGATCTATCACTTGTATGGAATCTATTACCCCCGTATCAGCCGCACCACTTTGAACTAGCCATTGTTTTGACCCATCATCCGCCAATAACAATTTTACTGGCAGCCAATGATCTGTTAAATATTTTACGGCATCTCCAGTCTGCACCGTAAACATATATTTCCAAGTATAACCATCAGCCAAATTTAACAGAACCAAAGGAAAACTTTCATCAGCGACGGGTTCAACGGTAGATTTGACACCACCATTATTTGATAAACATTTAAATACTTGGAAATACTGATTCATTACATAAAATGTACCTGGTGTGTAGCCATTGGTATTACCATCAGCAATTTCACTTGTGGTTGGATGTTCAAATAGATATTGATCCTGATCTGAATATGGAACATATATTGTATTTCCGCTTGCGTCCCAGTTCCATCTGGGTATAACGAAAGATGTGTTATTAGGAAGTATCTTTTTCAGACCCATCATACCTTCCCATATTCGCCTTTCTGAATATAGTGTGTCACTAGGAACATCTGGTATTAAATCAGCATTTACGGGAGCGGTGTTCCAGGGTTGAGGGCGACCAACAAATAGATAATAATGATCGGGAGTGACGGCAATACCATCAATCGCATCTTTAAATATTTGTGCCTGTTCCAATCTGAATTTATTGGTTATAATTGCTACCATTTATACACCACACCTTTAAATCAATTTTATGTTTTTATTTATCATGAATTTATTATAGTAGGAGTATTAACAAATTCAAGAGATGTAATTCCTGGTAAGTTAATGTTTAGGTTAACTTGCAGATTTCCAAATACCTCTTCAGTTAATATCCCAGTATTTAATAGATATATTTTTATTGATGGTGTGCCAAATATTTCACCACCATTTATTGAATTTGATGTGATGGGGCCAGCCACAATATAATTACCAAAAGATTCATTTGATGATATACCAACTTGTATAACCAATGTCTGATTAAATGGTGCAGGGAATACTGGTATTGCGGCCGGAATATCATAATCAACATTGACATCTGGGGATGTTGCAACCCTAAGAACTGGCTCAGGTTGAATTTTTGTTTTTTTCCACGGCTTTAACCAAAAGTCACCAACTGTTATGTCAAATAGATCTTTAATTTGATAATTTGCAAAATCATTATTCCAATAATTATAATTATTTTGATGATTCATTCTATACTCATCAAATCCAGTATCATTCTGCTTATACGTAAATTTAAACTTGTCTATAGAATATAAACTGGCGCCGGGTTTATATGAGACCAAACTTTCTAATTGGTACTCATCCAATTCTGGCTCAATGTTACCATCTAATGTTATTTTTAATATGGTTTCAGTTTGTTGGTCCGTTGGTTGATCATATACACTGTATGAGTTTATGATCAATTCTATGACATTTTCTGCTATTTGTGGAATGCTTTCTACAAAATTTTCACTAACAAAATTACCAAAAAGTTTTAATCCGGCAGGATGCAATAAATCTTCTACTAGTGATTTATATACATTTAATGATTCATTTACTTTTAATACATATGAAAATTGTTGATAGTAGTAACTATCTTGAATATATTTTGCATCACTAAGTTTTCCATCATCATTTGCAAAAAATCCCTTATATTTGATTATTGTGCCAATTTGTGGAATTATATGCAGTTCATCATCACCATTAGTTTCATAATTAATCAATCCTAAATATGTGCGATCTAGTGGATTGACAACACTAAATGCATTAAGCGGAATATTAAAGCCAGGATCTATAACATCAACTTTAAGAACATTACCTGTATTGTTTATTGTTGAAACAATTCCAGTAAATTCCTGTACTCCAAATATTCCAAAATTACTTGTTATTATTGAGCCTTCTGAATAATCTGATCCACGATCATATAATTTAAAGGAAGTTAAACAAGCAATTGGATTTCCAATAACACCAGGGGCCCCATTTGATATAACTTCCTCTCCTGGAAAAAAGTCACCAGTTATAGAACTTCTATTTAAAAATAGTTCATATACTGTATTAAAACCAATTTCAAATTTTATAACATATTCAACCAATGCGGTTGCTAAACTGCTTAGGCCAAATATTTTTTGATTCAGAAAATCAAATCCCGTTCCTGTCGAATTGGTTGGTACCGTAATTCTAATTGTATAATTTTGAATCCATTTGCCATCTGATGGTCTTAACATATCAGTTCTTGGATAATAAAATCCAACTTCTGTGCCTAAGACTAACCTAAACAAATATTGATATGCCCTTTCTGTGCCCTTTGCACCATAAAACTGAATGATGTTCTTAATGGTGTTTTGAATACTAACCCTATTGTTGGGATCACTAGGATCGACATACAACTCTTTTGGCAATTTTGCCATTGTTTCTTTTTGGAGCCCATGTAAAAAATCTAATGAAGTGGTGTCAACATCTTGATAATTTTTAAGGTTTTTAGATAAATGTAAAGCATTTCCATTTATTTCCATCCACTCATAGTATTTTTCTAGAAAATCCAAAAATCTAGGAAAATCAGATTTTACATAATCGGGGACCTGATGCCTAACAATCTTAGCAACACTTTCAACAAACCTAGGTCTGCGGATTAATTCCGGCCTACCAAAATTTTCTGTTGATAATAAAGACGAGGCATTTGCAATAATCAATTGGCGATTTATTGCACCAAGCCCGACCACTTCCTCAGAAAGAATTGCACTTGGTGCTATAACTTGAACCACCGAGCAATTCGGAACAATCTCTTGTGATAATATTGATTGAGTAGTGATTAATGACATTATCTATTTTCGTCTTTAATTCTAATTTTTACGTCATTTTGATCTATCAACAATATTCGATTTCTCTTTGCAAAGAAATCATTTTCGGCTGGCATAGCATAGAAATATATATTAATTCCACCATTGGCAATTCCCTGAACCGTTAATGATGGTATATTAATATCACCCGTTGCATAATCAACAACACCAATATTTGGTTCAACTATAATTTTGCTGTTGCCGAAATTTCTAAATGAAAACAAATTACCATTACCATCATCTGCAATAAACGTTTCAAAACCATTGTATATAAACGAACTACTCCTCACGGATCTAACATCATGTAAAACATCCCCAAATGATAACGGTGCTTGGAATGAAAACTTAATGCCTCTATTAACATTAATCGGTGGTGTGATTGCATACTTTAATTGTAATTTGGTTATATTTCCATTGATTGACGAATCTGCTTCGTCTATATGCGAAACCAAAGCACTGTACCTAAAATCACTATCAAATCCAGATAATGCCTCTTTAGCATAAGTATCAATAGACTTTCTAACGGCACTTTCAATTTCACCTGGTGATTTATTGTTTTTTCTTGATTCGTATTTTACTAAGGAATCAATTACTATGTTCATATATTCAGGATCGACAATTTCGACTTCAATAGATACCATATTTCTTGGGCGAATTACCGTATTTACTATTGATTCTTTTTCCAATACATTAAAAGTTAATGCATTTCTTGGTTTTGCTGAAATAAAAACTACCCCATATTTTGGCGGAGAATTTTCTTCACCACCCCAAACCCTAACGTGTTCAATTTGTGGATAATCTTTTAATAGTAAAGTTTCATAGTCGTTTTTTGTTACAGCCCTAGATTGTGTGTCATAATATTGTGGTGCTCTTAATTTTATAGTCTCTACGCTTTCTAAATCTGATCCAGATCTAGTATCTTCAATCGTCGTTAGTCTAATAAACTGTGGAGCAATGAGCAATCCTGATGGAGTGATTAGTGATTCTGAAACAAATTTGTTAATACCATGATATTTTGGTCCACTTGTAGTAAAATAAGTTACGGTAATTTCATTGCCGTTTTCAGGCTTTTTACCTATAAAGTTGTCTCCAAAATATATCTCTAAATGTTGGCGATCAGCCTCTTGCGCCCAATAAACTTTATCATCGCCGGAAATTGTCGTTACATCATCCGCCAATAACCAAGGCTCACCCGATACTGAAGTTGGTGTTTTTTTAATAGATATGAAAATTTTAGTACTATCTATATTTTCATTTGGTAGTATAAATCTTTGACCAGGAAATAACTCCTCATCAATTACGAATTTGTGTACTAGTTTTTCGGTTTGATATATCTTTACTGGAGAATAATAAACCTCTTCGCTGGCTGAAGTTGATATCTTTGGTATAACAAATCTTTCCATTGTGTGGAACAGCAATATATCATTGCCAACTCTGGCACCAAACCGACTAAAAAGAGGAAGAATAATGTTTTCTGGATTTGTATTATTAAATGGCAAAGTTACTGTTAGCCCAATTGTCGCATATGGCGCCCGAACACTTGTTGGTACATAACCTAAGGCTTTAGCCCTAGAAACTACATTATTTCTAAGGTTTGCGGTATCCAAAAACATTTCATTAGCGATCATATTAGAATAAAATGCATTATATGAGGTGTTATATGCCAATACATCCAATAATATATTAATACCTGAACCTTCAAAATTAAAATCTTGAAATTCGGGCTGACCCTTTAGGAAATCTTTTAGGTTTTGTTTGACTTGAGCGAAATCAAGTTCTGTATATTTTTTTACTGCCACCTATCTAACCCTCTTTAGAGAAAACGTTACTTGTTTATTTTGCGCCTCGCCCAGTATATTAAATTCTATTGTAATTCTAATTGTATTTTGATCGGCATCTATTGCGGTATTTGGAAACGCAACTATAACATTATTCAATTCAATTCTAGGTTCATATAGATTTAGGGCTTCCTTTATTGTTGTTCTAATTGTGTGTTCAGTTTGAGGTGTCCATAATTCAAATAATTGAGATGCTATATTTCCACCAAATCTTGGATTATTTAATTTCTCATAAAAATTAGTCATAACAATTTGGCGAATACTTCTAGCAACCGCCCTATCACCACGTAACGGAATTAAATCGCCTGTGTCTGGGTGCGGAGTAAATGAAAGATCCAAATCACTGAATTTTTTTTGATTTACTGCCATTAATTTTATATTTTATGGTAAACGCTTTGGGGTATTTATGCGAATGCCAAAAAATAAAAATGTAAGATCCAGGTAATTACTGCATACAAATATAGGGATGTCGTAATTAACATAGTAATTAAACAGATTATGGAATTTTCAATATATTTTATAAACTTCTTTGCAAGTAGCAATATACTTATAGCAAAACTTTTACATAAAAATAGACCAAAAATCGCACCAAAAATACTCATAATAAATTTAACAAATGGATTGCCTTCAATCTCTAAAGATTTATAATACGTAACACCTGAGTAGGTTAATACTCCATCGGCAACTTGTAATATAATCAATAAACCAATACAAAATAGTAATATATTTCTAATCATGTCTTATTTTACCGTCATATACCATAAATTCTTTTGAACCATCGGCAACTATAAATTGTTTTGGATAATCTTTTGCTTTTTTTGAAAATCTATAATGATCTCGACCACCATTTGCATTTCCGGCAAATACTCCAGCCTCAATTACTCTTCCCTTTTTATGTACGGGTCGCCTAACTGGCCATTTAGTTGTGGGGCCCTCATCTGCCCGATATTCAATAAGGACATCTTCAAATTCTGGAGTTGGAATGGCTTCATACATTACAGGTATACCACTCCCGGGTGGATTTAATATTACCGGTTTGCCATTACTGTCCGACACAGGTTTATATAGATACTTATCATTATATGGATCACCTGGACCATTTTCTTCACCTTTAAATTTTAAAACAAATCCGGGTTTAAATGGTGACACCACTTCCTCCTCTTCCTCTTCTTCTAATGGTGGAACTGGATTAGGAGTTTCTTTGGCAGCAAAGGTTGGCCTAAGATTGGCAACCCCTGAAACATTAAATTCATCGGCATTATTTCCCACTATTGGTGCTTCATTAATAATGAAACCATCACTCCTTATCATCGAATAGGTTTTAGCATCAATCTCTATTGTGTCGGCTTGAATCTTTAATTTACCCTTAACTTTAATAATATAATCACCACCAATCGTAGTTTCTTTATTATCAACAACCTTCTGTGCATGACCACCCTCAGTCATTTGCATTATAGTTCCTGATTTTATAGAATACGCACCAGTTGTTATGGCCGCCGTTCCGGATTCAAGAACCCATTCGGTGTCTGCTTTCATTTTAGTAGATTCGGTTGAAGATATGAATATATTCTTTTCGGAACCAACAAATAGATCGTCTTTAGATAGTGTATAAAATTTACCTATTGCCTTATCGACGATAATTCCATTAGGGTGCATTTCTCGGAAAGAGCCCGATCGGTGATACCAATGTAATCTTTCCGCACCAGGTGAGTCGTCAATTTCAATAGCATGACCAGATTCACTTTGATAAACATGGTTGTATGGATAAACCGCATTATATGGACTGGCGGGTTCTTCAAATGGTTCGCCCTCAACCGCCTCCTGGTCTTTTAATGCACCAACTGGTTCTGTTTTAGCTGAATCGCCGGCTGAAGTTCTAAGTGATCTTGTATTACTTGATGTGGATGATGAAGATTCTGTTGGTGCGCTTAATTTCAATCCCGGAATAGGTTGATATGACCCGGCTGAAAACGTTGATGCATTTTTTTTCTTTTGATTTAAAATCCAATTATCGAGTATTGCAGCCTTGGCCTCTTTACCCTCTTCGACCAATTTATCACCAACCAATACTTTATTTCCAATTGCTAGTGGTGATGTTGTTGGCTTATTTAAAAATGGTTCCAATGGATAACGACTCATTGGATATATCGGTATGGGTGTTGTTGGTTGTTCACCAGCACCATCAATGAATCCGCCAACCGCCTGTTTAATGAGAATTTCAATATCACCCAAATCAAAAGTTCCGTTTCGATTTAGGTCAAAGGGGAACGCCTCTAAACTAAACTCCTTTTGGAGCATACCGAACCCAGTACTAACAAACGGAACCTTCGATTCATCAAGTAATGGTGATAATGGTTCTTCGACCTTTTCAACTAATTCAGTATCTCCTGGTCCAAACTCCAACCCTAAAAAATCGGCAATCTTTTGTGCGGCTTTTTCACCAAGTTTAGCCAACATTTTTTGTGGATCATCTAATGGTATTATTGAATTGATTATATCGGTAACATTATTCGTAATGTTGCCATCAAATAATCCCTTAACATCAAAGCCACCTCCAGCATCCATTGTTGATATCAATTTATTAAGCGGATTCCCAGGGCCTAATTTATTGAATGCACTTTTAACTCCCTTTGGGATATTATTATTAACAAATGAATTTAGGTTACTTGTAATATGATTATTCAGTGTATTAATAAATGTAGTTTGAATTCCTGGTGTATTAATAACATGATTAACTACACCATTTAGACCATTAACTAATGATGCTTGAGCCGCCGGGGCTAATTTACCAATTGAGGTGATTCCCAATTTATTAACGGCATCGGTCAAATTTCCATTAGCTAAAGTTGAAACCATATTTCCCGGGTTCTGTACAATACCCTGAGCGATATTCATAAATGATTTACTATCGAGTTGTGGGAGCACTGACATTAATCCTTTAGCTTCTGGAACAATACTTTGTAGTGGTCCGATAAGTGAGGTCAATGAATCCTTTGCGGCATTTTCAATTCCGGTCACCATAGATTCGGCAAAATTAATATCATCGCCAAATTCTGGTGATCTAGGAAGTTCGCCTGAAAATAATTTTTCTGGAGGTGTTGCATCATTAAACCCAACTTCTGGGTTTGCAACTTGAGTATTGATGCCCGGTAATACGCCTAAGATAATAGGTTCTTGGGCAACTAGTGAATCTCTAAAAAATCCAACAACCCAATCACCTTCTTTTGGTCCAACGGGATTGTTGCCATTATCTGGTGGCATTAAGGTGTTGGCCCAGGGAAGATGTTCAGTTGGAATTAATGTCTTATCTTCTGTATGCCAACCAAAAATTCTAACCTTGGCTCGACCCAAAAATAACGGATCGTTTCGGTCCTCTACAACGCCTTGCCACCAAATAAATTGATCAAGTCCAATAAAATTCTTTAACATACATCTAATTAAAATAATTATTATGATGTTTATTTATTGCTACGTCCAAAGATTATCCCTCACATCAATCAATCTATGTAACATTGCCTGATCTTCTTTATGGTATGACTCTTCAAGTTCTCGGCATTTTTTCCATAATTCACTTCTAGTATTTCTTTCCTCTTCTGTTAAATCATCTGTCATGACTGATAAATGTTCAGAGCCAGGTTCATCACATTTAACAAATTTCATGGTTTCTCTGCCTTCGGATTCTATGTCATTATAAAAATCTTTTAAATAAAAATCATAGCCATCTATTCTATTTGGTCTGATGTCTTTCCACCAAAGATATAATTCCCTCACTTCAGTTGCATATTTTCTTTGGCTTTCATTAATATCAACTCGACCTTTATCGGTTTCATAAAATTCTTGGGGTAAATTAATAGAAAACGCCAAATAATCTAATCCCCTTTCCCTTGGGCTAAGATGTGGGTTATCATGCCGACCCCAAGAACCGCAATCATTTTCAACAAAATCAACCAAAATTGCAAATGCGGCATGTAACAAAATATGAGAAGAGTCATAATATCCCGGAGGCAATCCAGTATCAACTTTATGATATACGTCATATAAACGATAGGCAATCCATCGTTCTATTTTATAAAAAATTGAATCTCTATAAAGGCTTCTAAGCCAGTGCCGCCTTTCTATGTTTGCTAAAAGATTTAGAGCGTCATTTATACTATCACCTTTGTTTTTCCTTTGTCTCCAAATTTTACTAAAGATCATTTGTTATTCTCCACAATTCTTCATATAATCTACACAATTTTTCTAATATTTCAATTTGATTCTTGCATTGTGATACAATAGCGTTTGTTTCCGTCAATAATGGCTCTATTTGTTTAGATGCCAAGTATACTCGTTTTTCTCGTTGAATGTCTCCCAAAATATTATTGATTTTAGCACTTTCATCCATGTCATTTCCTACAACTTTCACATAAACATTTTAACCATGGTGAGGGTTTAATCGTTCCTGGTCTGGAGCAACATTCACATATTTCAACACTTTTCCTTTCGGCTTCTTTAATCAATTGATCGATTTCCTCTGTACTATTTGACATATAAAATCTCAATGATCCGAATTTTTCCTTTATTTGGGTTGCATAAAAATTACTTTGGACTTCTTCTGGCATTTTCTCAATAATCTTTTCAATTTTAATAGATACATCTTTAACCAAATTATCCCAACCCGAATCAAAGAAAATTCTATTTGGTCTTATTTTATTATACAACAATGGGCATAATTTTACAAAATCTTTTTTGTGCTCCATAAGAATTTCCACTATAATTCATTGATATTTTTATTTCGGAGGCTCTGAATTTTTAGATAATCTAAAACGTTTAGGAAATCTTCCATAATTTCATTTTCGGCTTCAATCTTTCTGGGTGAGTCCATTTGCCTAGCATTCCATTCCAAAGAATCTCTAAGTAATCTAACTAAAGATTTTCTCACTTCATCAAATAATATATGATCACTTGGTTCTATTATTTTTTTCATGTTTAGCCTTTAGCCTTTCACCATATTCAACGCATTTCATATAATCATTAAATAGTGGCTTCCAATACCTAACCACACTATATTCAACTTCACCACCATCATATAATACCCATTTTGGTTTATCGTTTACGGTGTCCAGTTCTAGATATGCAATAGCATTACTCGAAACCAGATCAATGACCACCAACATAACTATACATGGCCGAACAACATTAATATCATTCCAATCATTATAATTAATTGGAGGCACATTACTATTTTCGACCAATGTATTGAATTCATCTAAAATATCCATAATTAATCAATATATAAACTTTTTTCTAATTTACTCAATTCGGTTTCTAATTCGTTTAATCTTTGGCCAAGTTTTACTTTCTTAATCCAATTTTTTCTGGTGTGATACCTACCATAAACTTCCATGTACTTTCTTTGAATTGCTTGATACTTTTTCATAACTATTGGATCAATTTTTTTATCTGCTGGTGTGGGTGTATTCATAACACCTTCAGAACTACCAATACCCTCTACCCCCAATACTTGAGGTTGTGGTTTTTCACTATTCACTTGATTCTCCATTTTTTAAATACTCCCTTTGTATTATATCATTCAATCTTTTGTTGACTTCTTTTATATCAATTTCTGTTAAATTTTCTCCTGCAATTTTACATTCTTGTTTTAATATTGCCAATGCCGCTATAATCATACCGGCCTGAGCATAAAGATCGCCCAATAAAAAGGACCTCTCAATTTTTACTCCACAGTTATAACCATGCATAAAGCCAATTACACTTACTACACTTAAAATGCCCATACATAATAATATTATCATAAAATCACTCTATAAATCAAGTTTAAAATCTACATTATAATCACTATTGTAAATTGAATTCCATGCCAATGTTGCCCAATACTCCAAATTTTTATACTTATCCTTTCTAAAATTATAGCAACAATCTTCTAAGATTTCTAATGGTATCTTTGGATATTTTTTCTTCAACCTGTTTGCTGCCTGCCAGGAATAGTAAACTGGGCATCTGCTAGTTTCACCAAAGTCTAAAATGAAATCATCTTTATTCAAATTGATTCTCCTAAAGATCTATATTGTCGTCATCATCAGTCATACCAAAACTAAAAACCATAACAATAAGTGCGGATATAAAAAATATAAGACCAAACATCACAAATGCGAATTCCAAAATATCAAACGATATATCTCCCATAATCACTCCTAAAATAATGTTTTCACTTTTTCATCAATTGGTTCACTCTCTATAAAAAATTCCAACGCTCTACCTTTTCCATACATTGCATGAAATAAATTCAATTTGGCATCAAATTGTTCTTGGCTGTATGGATATTTCAATTGTGCCGAAACTCCTTCCAGTCCCACAGCCTGGATCTTAACGATTTTGCCATTTTGATTTGCGGCAAAAGCCTCTTCTTTAGTTGCACTGATAAAATTTATAGTTTCTTTTTTCATGGCATATTACATATTTTTTCATCTCTTTTTAGTATACACAATTATGATATCACATTCAACAATTATTTTTAGTCTCTGAAGGTTCCTGCCCTAAATGCGGGATTTACTTTTCCATGGATCTTTCCATTTGCCCTTAAAGAGCAAACTGGATTGCCTTTTTGGATTCGTCTGGCCTTTTCTGCCAAATTATATCCAAAATCTGGAAAATAATATCTCCAGCCGCCATCTTTAAACGGCTCAGCGGGAGCCGAAGCTGCAACCACTTGGCCATTTTCGGCAACCAATTCAAATCTATTCGCTTGAATCGGTGATAGTAAAACTGGTTTATATTCCCTAGGTTCTGGTGGAGTTTTATGCCTATCAGCATGGCTTTTCCATATCCAACCATCTGGAATATTAATTCCGACTCCGGGTGAATTGTGTAAATATATCATTGAATCTAGCAATTCATTTGTCGGATATGCTTGGCGATCTGGCCTTTTAGTTTTATCTTGGGTCGTGAGTCTGCCGTTACAAGCCGGATGCCAAAAGAAGAATACTTCCGCATCTTTCATTTTTCGTTTTCTCAATTCAACATCGTCATCAACACAACTACTACCATCATAAGAAAAAAAGAATGGCCCCTTAGGTGCGTGTTCCTTTGTGCCATGCACTTCATTGATTATTCTATTCCCTGTAATCAATTCACCCCTACCACCCCAAGGATTATTTACATATATCGCATTAGCGGGCATCACCGACAATACTTGATTTGCTAATTTTTTAGCTAGTTGAGCATTTAATTGGTGTTCAGTTGCTCCAGAAAAATACCAACGAACGTTAGGATATCTATTTGCCATTTTGGTATATCGTTGGGCCCTCACAACAATACCAGGAAAATCGGATTCATTAAAGATGTGTTCATCTGACCATGCAAGATTGATTCTAATTAAGGGACACCGACCACTCCCTGCCAACGTCCTGATGACTGGAGCCGGATCACCAAAAAGTTCAGGCTGAACGAAAAATCCTGCGGCCCATCCACTTGGGTGTTCGTCCAATATTAGTCTTTGATATTTTGCACCACCGAGATAATCGATACCATATAGCATAATAATTCTCCTTAATATAATACATTTATAAGGATATTTATGCTATGTTAAAAATAATCAATGCACATTATCGGTTTTAAATTCCTTTAAGAATTTCTCAATGGTGTTATGCCCAAGTTTTAATTTATTGATATATTCCATAACTTCATGAACTGGTGTATTTGAATCGGTTTGAAGTATACACACCTCTAAGTCTCTCATGGCTGCCACCAATTTACCAAGAACGGTGGATATTTCACCTAACGTTGGCTCGCTTTTTGTTTCCACATTATCGTCCATATTAGTGAACCAATGTTTGAATAATCCTTGTATATTCTTGCCGGGCCTGAATTAATTCTTCGAATGCATCCTTACGCTTGTCTGGATGTATATTATTTATGGTTTCTAAAATTTCCTTACAAAGTTTCATTACATTTTTCAAATCATAAATTTCTGATATTTTAATTCGCTGCAATTCTAAATTCATTTTTATTTCCTCTTTAATTTATTTAAGGAGGCTTCATAAAAATTATTTAATGATTGCACATTTCTTTGCATTCCCCGTAAGCAATCCAATAGTGCATTGATATTATCTTCGCCTACTTCTTCGTTTCCCAATAACTCAATTGTGTATTGGATATCATTTAATTCATCAATGAGAATATTTAATAGTGGCTCTTCTGTCATTACTAACTCCTTTGAGAATAATCCCTGTACAGTATCACTCCTGTCACCTTCTGGTTTGGCTTAGATGCATTGGCATCTACCAATCGTTCGTGTGGGCCACTCCACTGATCATTGTTATAATTCAAAAGGAATTCTTCCGGTTCACTAATGGAAAGAATGCCACAAACTCCAGCGCCCTCATCACCCAATATCATAACTTCATACTCGGGATTAATCTTCGATAGCAATTCAATTAATTCTTTAACTTTCATATATCACCTTTGGCTCTTTAAGAAGGACAACAATAGACCAATAATCACCTTATCACGCTTTTCTTGCAACTTAATTGCACTTTCTCCATTACTCCTTACACATTGAAAATATTTATCGGCACTAGTAAACATTTTACTTAATGCGTTATCACAAGATTTTTTAGCCTTAGTACATTGCTCATAATCACGCTTTGATATGGCATAAGATGTTTTTTTAGAATCACAATTATCACCAAAAGAAATACTTGGAATCAACAATGCTATTAGTAAATATTTTCTATTCATTAATCCACCTCCCAAACTGCATCGGGGTTACTATTAGCCCAGTCCAATAATATTGATAATGCATGGCCCGCATTACCTGGTGTTGGTGCCCAATAATCTCGGCTATATTGCCTTGTTCCCAATTTCTTAACTAATTTCTTTAGGACTTTGCGAGTTTCTCCCGCCTTCTTTCCATTTAGATCATCAGTTACATTAAAATTAAACAATCTATAAATATCGGCATAGTTATATGTTATGCCCATTCTTGCATCAACAGAACCACCAATTGCAAATGTAGAACCTTCAGATTGTGGTGACTCCAACTCCACAATTTCTCCGGTTGTTGGATTTTTCAATGATACTCCATATCCCATGATATTACTCCTCCAAATTTAAACCAACTAGTTTTACAAGTTCTTCGCCTTTCTTTTTTACAATCTCCTGTCTGATTACATGTCGAATTAGTTCTTGTATGTTTACAAACCCATCATCCTTCATGATAGTTTTTAATTTGCTTACAAGTATATCATCATCTGAGTTAAAAGTAAACTGAATTGATTCCGTTTCACCTTCTAGTTTTTCATATACCGCACCATCATATTCAATGTATTGATCATTCAATACTTTGAATTTTTTAGAGTCCCGTTTAGATCCCATCATCGTCTCCTATCATTATATTATCCTCACTATCCGCTTGCCCATACACAGGAACAAATCTTCCGCATTCCAATTTATATTGTCTATTCTTTTGCCATAGTCTAATATCACCGGTAATAATAGCACTATGTTTAACCAATAGCGCCGTTAAATCTGCATTGAGCCTTTCAAGTTCTTCCCGTTGTGGTGCCAATGATTGGTTGATGGTATTTTTTATTTCTTCAAGCAAAAGATCTGGATCCATTTTACCCGAAACAATATCATTATCAATCAAATCCACTACACTACGTTCCAAATCAATCATAATAATCACCTCCCATCTATACTTCAATTACCATTGTATCAATAATTGAATTCACCTTCAACATATTTTTTAACTATTTTTCCGTTTCAATCTTTACATCTGCCATATATTCATTAATCTGCTCTATGGACACTGGAGCATATTCCCATCTATCAACACCAACATCGGTTGATCTTCCAAAATCTTCCAAATTTCCATGCGAATGCCCAAACAAGTGGATAGACCCATGGAATTGATGTGGCCACGATCTATGAGCATAATGTGAAAGGTAGTATATCACCTTATTACGTTTAAGAATATGCACATGCTTCACCCCAGTCTTTAGGAAACGAGGATGATTTAGCACAATATCTTTATCATGATTACCACGAATCAGGTGAATGTTGCCGTGCAATTTGGAAAGAATATCGGTATTCCATCCAAAATCACCTAGATGGTATACCGTATCTTTGCCCTTGATATGCTTATTCCAATTCTCCATTAGTTTTTGATCGTGTTCACGGATATCCTCAAATGGGCGATCACAATATTGGATAATATTGTTATGTCCAAAATGAGTATCTGCTATGAACCAAGTATTGTGTGCCATATTGATTATTACTCTATATACTCTTCATTTACCATACTATAATTCGCAAAAACCTCCCTCAAGTCTTCTTTAGTATTAAGTGGAGATCGAAGGCCATCCCTAAATACCTGAAACATAATCCCTTCCTTCTGATTTATACTAAGAAGAGAACAGGACAAATACCTTGATAATGATGTTTGATTATTTTTTACTTCATTGTGCATATCAAGCATCAATTCTTGCTTAATGTTATAAAACTCATCTCCAATAGTTTTTGGTAATATCAGCCATTTATTTTTATTCATATTCCGCCATTTATACTATTTAATTTCATATTTCTTCAGTTCGTTTCTGTGAATCCTCATCTTGTGGGCCACCTTAGATTTATCTCTTTGATTTTTTGGCATTTTGCTGGTGGGTATTAAATAAAAATTACCTAATCCCTTAATACAAGAATTTACAAAAATAAACCCATCAATATCTTTAGTCTTATAACACCCTCCCCTCTTACTTGGCGCCAACTCTACAGTGCCATTTATATTTGTTCCATTTGGTACATTTTTACGTGTGTGTTTATTCTTTTTTATTTTTGGTTTTATTCCACGCCTTTTTGCATCGGCCGAAGAGATTCTACCCTCCCCCTTAACGTAATACTCTTTCCTTTTACCGGCGACGGTGCCCACCGGCATATTTTCGGGAATCTTCTTCACCTGAGTCTTTATCCATTTTTGATTTTTATGTTTTCTGATTTTTAAATCCCAACCACTTGACTCATTTTCTGGCTCCTGCACTTCCCATCCCCCTTTTATCAAGAAATTCTTTGCAGCAATTTCAGAACAATTACCAATAATGGCGGCCGCCTGGCGGCCGCCTTATGTGGAAACCTTTCAAACAGTTCAACCGCCGTAGATTCTATCAATTTCTTTTTACATAACATAACATCACCTTCACATTTATATTTTACGCCAATAATTTATTACCAATAATCTTTAAAGCCCCAAGTTCCTCCAATTTTGTAAACAAATAATTCTTAACCTCCAAATTCACTTTATCACCTTTAAGCCACATAGGACCATTCGCCTGATATTTTGTATCTTCATCATTATAGATTACAATGAAAGAATTTTCATCATAAATTCCATAGTTCCGAATCATGGTTAAAGAAAACTCATCCTGATTCCTTTGCTGTATTAGATTGCTTATGTCAAATGGGTTCATTAATCGAATTGATAATTGCCTAGGATCCAAATCAATTCTAGCCTCTATTCCAGATTTACGAAACGTCTCACCATCCTCATCAGCAACAAAGCCATAGAAGTGAACAAAATCCATTTCAAATTGCTCATATGTTGTATAGTTCAGCATATTGAATAGATCATCTTTAAAGTTACTCATAATCTTCACCAAGAATAAAAATGTTACACTTTTTATGATAACACCAATAAAACGCATTGGTCAATAATCTTTTTTATTGTCTAAGATTTTTTACTATTGCAATGTGATAACCACTGTGATATATTGATTGTTAGTGAAACATTTTATATTAGAGGCAACATGTTTAAACTCAAGTCAACATCTAAGATTGATCCAAAGCAATTACTGCAAACTTATAATGTACCAGATGAATATGATTACCGCCCAGAAATTTTTAATAAAATTCCAGAAATATTGAAAGAGAGATATATAATCCCATCTCCTTGGATTTTGGATGAAATGAACATTCCATTGACTCTATATTTGTTTAATCTTAAAGTCAATTTAACAGAGTTTTATTATAAAGATGTTCAATATGCAAAAAGTGCTTCATTTCAAATTGGTGATAACATAATACCATTTGTTGCCGACAAAATCAAAATAAAAGCAACACATTCTAATAACAATCTTTATATTCCATCGTCACATTCACTATTGAATTCCATTAGACAACCGAGAACAATGGCCCTCGTATTGGAAGAACATGAATATGTTTTATATGTCTGTAATATACCAATTAATCAAGATTGGAATACTGATAGGTTTACGATTGATTCGTTTACTTTAACTACAATTTGTGGCTGATGGTGAAAAACTAAAACTGGATATTAATATACATCCACTCATCATCAACCATCTCATAAATGCCACCATCAAAATAATCACGCAAACCAAAATAAAGATCCTTGATTTCTTGAATTTTAAATAGTTTATGTCTCATGTATTCATTAAACATCAACTCATCAAAATTTCTAAATTCAGGAAATTTAACTATACGAATATTGCCCATTCTATTCGCCCCATAAATCAAAAACATTAGTATAAAATTTCTCATACAAATCCAACTTGATAATCTCATCAATTGCATCCAATTCATCAATATGACAAAATACATGAATATACCATTGGATATCAAATTCCATTTGTTTGACTAATGCACTATGTAAAGAATTATCAACCACCAAACCATAATTAATATCATGTTGAATGTTTTTATATAAAGAAAATCTTGTAGAGATGTTGTTTTGTATTTCATGAAATATATGTTCATTCATAATACTGCTCATAATACTGTGCCTCAAATAAATCTAATAATTGTATACTTGATTTCAAATCTGATAAAATAGAACCAGATACATTAGATTCCGATATGTGAAAAGCAAGATCATAATAAAGCCTAAGCCATATACAATAGCCGGAATATCTACTAAATGATAATCTAATATTTTTATCCATTATAATCTTCCAAAATAATCTATTAATTCCATTTGGACAAAACGGTATGGGTCCAATCTGCCATCAGTTCTATCCATGAGCATGAGCATGACCTCCAACCAAAGTTTACTACATAGACTATGTTGCAATTCAAAGTTCATTACTCGAATTAATTTAGTATAGAGTTCATCACCAATATTTCCACTATTCATCAATGATAGCCCCATATAAATTATTTCGATTAAAATGAAACTGCATATCATCATCTATCATTCTTTGAATTAATGCAAATGACTGTAGTGGAAGATGCAACAATAATAACAAATCCAAATGTACAAAACTAAGATCATTGGCTCCGATGATAACCAACTCCGTGTGCAATTGTCTCCATAAAACCACACCAGAATATTTTGAATCTCTATCAAGTTCTATTACAATATTACACACCGGCGAGTCTCCTTTGTCTACCTATGCTTTCAATATGATTATTGCATATTTCTTTTGCCTGTGCAATTGTTATTTTCTTTATTAGTCTACCACGTGTGGCTTTAGCATCATGAAACAACCAAGTATCCTCAGCATAACAATGCAATTTGGCCTCAGACCAATTTCGATACGTATTGAAATCTCTTGACACAAAGAAACCATTTTCATCCTTAAACCTGCCGATAGGCCATAGGAGAATCATAGAAGTATGGCTATCATTATGGCTGTGCAAAAACGAAACATTGGGGTTCAATTCAATCAATTCCCTATCATGGACCAATAGATCATTTCTATAATATTTTAAGTTTGGTTCAACAATGGAAACCAATTCTTTATAAACATTTCCGTTCTGTCTCATTTCCTTAAACTCCTAAAGATTTTTTTTACCAAAACCATATATCCATTCTATCACACCAACCCCACCAATTCAAATAAATAATACCATATGGCAATAAAAAACTTTCAAACATTCTTCCAAATTAATGAAGTCACCATAGAGGTATACAGAGGGCTATCATCCAAATTTGATGAATCCAAAACCAAAGATATTATCTGGGTATCCACATCCAAAGAACACGCCGAAATATACCAAAGCAAAGACGGGGAACTAAAGACATTCTCATTGGATCTATCAAAATTAGAACCACTCAACCTAGGATATAGGGCTGTAGAGACATCAGTACAGTACAAGGACATACAGGAGAGACTCATTGAACAAATATTAGAAGAGAGATTTGCAACCCGCAAAATAAATGAAACCAAAGCAATCAATTTGGTAGAACGATGCCGAGAATTAAAATTTGCTGGGCACAAACAAGTATGGGAATGGGTTCACGTTAATGACATACTGAAGATCATTAAAGAGGCTGGGTTCAATGCCATAATCCAAAATGAAGGAATGAAATACCATTCGGGCAGTGTATCAACGTATGGTATTCTGGATAAACGTTTATTGAAACTATTGCGATAAATGTCTAACTATAATATCATACATTATTTCAATTTCCAAATCACGCATAGAAACGAATATATTAATATAGTTATCAGATAATATCACTTTTCTTACCAATTCAACCTGATCATATAAAGGTGCATCCAACTCAGCCAAATATTCATTCACTTCTGTTGATAATTTTGAGTATAACTTTTTTAAATCTTCAGATATGTTTAGGTGACAAAGCATATGTTAACCCTTATAAACGCAATACGCATGTATAGTCGCCCACGCTTTTGAACTAGTGACCACCGCTTGGGCGTGTTCACAATCTTCTTTTCTATTAAATTCTATATGGTCTAATGACGGGTCTTGGTAAGTAGCAATGATTATTAAAATCCACATAATATTATTCCTTAATTTTAAATTTAATTTGACTAAGAATGGCCAGCAATTTTTCTTCTTTGGTACTATTCACCCACCTTGGTATCCAGAGTTTGAACGTTTCTTGTGTTTCAATATTGGTTGCAAATAAATCAGAATCTATCCAATCTAAAACCCAGATTGGACCTAATACGCCTATAATCTCCTTTTCGAGTCTATTGACGTTTGATTGCTCTTGCATATTCATCTTACATCCGTCCATTATTATACACTATGCAATCATCATATCACAATAGAAACAACCAGGCAACTATTTGTTTGTTGCATTAGCAATATTCACTAGGCGGTTAACCTTCTCCGCAGCCATATTGGGGTTCTTCACTTTTACCAATTTGATTCCCTTTAATTCGGAAGCATCAAAAGCATCAACACCAGAACCCGTCAGCAATGGCCCCATAGACCCCTCAACATGAATAATATATTTGATCTTTATCTTTGTCAATATCACCTCATTGGCCGCAATATTATTTTTTGTTATAGGAGAAAATGATTTGGAATTTTGTATAAACTTACTGAAAGAAAAGATTATCGCCTATCATCCTATTTTATCCATTGGATAGGATTTAATAAATATGACCGATTCTCTACTATGGTCCAAACTAGTGGACAGATTACAGGAGTATAAATGAGTGCCAATACAATTCTTGCCGACATTAATGAAATAATGCTCGGATTCTACCTAAACAATCAAAAATCTTTTGATACTGAAGCTGATAAACAGCTCAAGATGCGTGAAAAGCAAGCCACCCGAGATGACATATTAGCCCAATCTGAAAAGGCTAAGGTAATGGCAAATGAGGTAATGAAGTGGGCAGCATCAAATGGATATAAAGGGAAAGTTAAAAAGGTATATTGGACTGCTCGACCTGGAGTTCTATCCGCAGCCGTCGGAAAAGATGTAGATTCCAAAAAGAATCCTTCCGATATTCTATTAGAATTTGAAGGTAAAAAGTTTCTAGGTGTATCAGCAAAGTCCACAAAAGGAAAGGGCGACATAGGTTTTAAAAATCCTGGGATGGGAACCATAGAGAAAGACCTGAAGATAAACCTAAAAGCAATTGTTGCAAAAGGTGAAACCGATGCAATTAAAAAATTTAAACTACCACAGAGTGCTAGTGCAAGAAAATCCGCAATTAGAGCAAACGCCGCAGTGCAGGCACAAACACAAGCATTAGGGAGCAAGGTACTGGAACAAATTCGAGATGCATTGATGAAAAAGTTATCATCTATGAATCAAAATGATCTTCGTAAATATATTTTAAATGGGTGGATGGATGCCAATGAGAATTTGTTTCCTCCATATATTAAAGTAACAGGAATGGGGAACAAGTCACCTTTCACCGCAAAAGTTGATGATCCCTTAAATAATGAAAAGCTGAGTGCCCTGAGAACAGGACAAATTAAACTTGAAAAAGTTGGGAATGAGTCGATAGGTGTTAGTGCTGGTAGTAAAAAACTACTGAAGATGCGTGCCAAGTTTGAGTCAGAAAAACTTGCTAGTCCTATTAAATTTTCTGGAGATCCTTGGTAGATAATTGATCCGTAATAAGGTGAAAAAATTTTGCCGCAAAAATTTTGAGGATGTTGATCGCACAGTGATCATAGTGGAAGGCCAACGTGTGGGTGGTGGTTTGCCGGTAGTAGAAGTCAAAATGGGAATCACGGGATCCCATTATCCTGCCTGAAACAGGATCCCGCTCCAATATTATTCCCCCAATGATTCCACTTTCCTCATTATTACCTCCACGGCCTTCCTCATCTTTGCCTTACCAACAGCATTATCAGTGTGCAAATGAATCGCCTTAGGCACCACCTTTACATTGTGATTCATAAAGACCTCCTTCTCCATCCATAGTAGGACATCATAGCCGGTTTCTTCCTTGTCATTAGCATCTATGAGGTTTAGATCATGGTCTAAGGATAGTTCTGTGACCTTGCCGGTTTTCAATAGTTCAATGGTCTCCTTTGCGGTGTATGTTCTGGTCCATCCTGGTGGAGTTTTTCTTATATCGTCTAGGTATACTTTCATGTTAGTCCACTATTTGATAAGTTCATAAGGCTTATTCCATTTTCCAATATTGATATCGAGGTAATATGCAATATGGAAATAATCTGATTGTATATCACTTTTATCGAACCATCTATTTCCCTTCATTGCGGAGATTAGTTCTTCGAAGAAACATGCGAGGTCCTCTCTGCCCTGGCTCCTCATTTGATCGGCAACGTGATATTCACTAATTTGGAGGTACGTACCAATATTACATTTTTTTATACCACGTCGTTCAGCCTCTTCATCATTACAGGCTTGAAACACACCAAGGAAATCATGTTTGGAGGATTTAATATTGACAACAAAGGAAAGATGATTGTGGACCGCTAAGGTTGCTTTAACGCCGTATTTTTTTAGAACCGCATTAACGGCCGGTGCCAATTCTTTTTTCATTTCTTGGGAAAAGTACGCCATGGTTTGTTTCCTTACAGTAAAAATCTTAATTCATCCTCTAATTTACTCTATAATACCAGTATAGCATAGTGGATTCCGTATTGCAAGGACAATATGGATATCTACGAAAATCTCTTATTTGAATATTTACCAATTAATTCCAATATTGCACCACGGAGGAATTCTTGAGTAATCTTTTGTTCCAATTCATATATTAGGCACTCATGGTCGAACTCACTTAATTCAATGGTATCATCTCCAGTAATCTGTTTAATATCATCTAATGATACGGTAATTTCTAATGTTTTAACATCTATTCCCATGGTGTGTCTCCTCATTATACGATATTGATGCATTTTGGGCTTTTAATAAACGTCATAGTATCTTTTACTCCACTAACGGTTCCCTTTACGGTAATCTTACTTCCAATAGTAACATCAGCAAAGGAATTGCTGGTGGTCTTAAACCAGAATAGGTTTCCATCGAAGGACTTAACTGTATATTTTTCATGGTATCCAAATTTATCGCGACCGGATTCGGCTTTAATCACCTCACCGGTGAATTGAATTTTATCACCTTCCTTCCAGGTGATTGGTGCTCTATTCAAAGATGCAAGGTAACGCTCCTCGGAACGCCTTTCGTGCTCCATAACATTAGCCCATCGGATTGATTGCAGTTCATCATCATAACAAGGATCTACTTTTGCGGACGTATCATCAGCATACCACATAACCCAATTAGGGTCCTCTGCAATTGCATCAAGGATAGCATAGCCCCTATATTTTCCAAATTGCACAACATGCCCATCATGGGCATCATTTGAATCTTCATTAGAGCCATAAGGATTTAGGGATTTACCGCAGGCAAACGTAAAACTTTTTTGCCCGGAAAGGCGACGAGCCTTTTCCACCGCCACTTCAGGATTAGTGCCGAGGTTGCAAACATAATTGTCCTTGAGATATCCACGATCCAGCCATTCACATCGGAGGGTAAATTGAGCACCCTTGCTGCCGGTTGAGATGTAATAACGTCGGTCGTTCATATCAATTTCCTCAATAACTCATTCACTATAATACCAGTATAGCATATGGGGTTCCGTATTGCAATAATTATTTTGGAATCTACGAAAAATCACTAGATCATTATATCGGTCTTATATACGCTAACCATTCATTTTGGGCTCATTTTGATAGTACTACTATAACCATGCTAGAATAATCGAATGGTGAGCATCCTCGGAGACTCATTTTCGGGTTATTACGTTTCCAAATCTTATATTGAGGGGTGGGAATGGGTAAAACATAGTTATCGACTTTTACTAATTTAATTGCCCATTAGTTGGTCCCATAGTTGGTCCTCTAGTTGGTCCCATAGTTGGTCCGATAGTTGGCCATATAGTTGGTCCAATAGTTGGACATATAGTTGGTCCGATAGTTGGCCCCATAGTTGGCCATATAGTTGGCCCCTTAGTTGGCCCCTTAGTTGGCCCCATAGTTGGTCTCTTAGAGTAATTTCATGACGTACCATAGTCTGTCTTTTTTAAATGTATACAAGTATTCAGCTCCTTGGTGTTTGGCTTTATTTACCAAACCAGGATTAGTGTAGGCCTTAGTGATATTCAATTTCTCGCCTCTGGCGGTATATGGTACGCAAACATCACGTTCCGGAGTATCGAATTCTATTTCTGGTACTATTCGATTACCTAATATGGATAAATCACCAAGGGAAATTAGTTCCTTTACCCTTTCTGGTGTGTTAAAGGATTTCTCTAATATTGGGAGATGGTGGTCTGGGTACCCATCCCAATGGGTGTATATTGCGGAAATATCGGATTCGTTTACCATTGCGATAAATGCTCTAGTTGCCATATTAGTTTCCTATTAAATTATGATATCAGCCAATTATCTTCTAATTTTGTCACCTCATAGGGTATAACATTTTCGTTTAAGAATTCTTCTATGGCATACAATTCTTGAATGTTGGGGACAGTAATTCCTATGATAGGAATATCATTTAAAATCGTTTCGTATAGTTCAATTTCAAATCCCCAATCAAAAAGCAATTCAATTGTTTCAAAATTCATAAATCCTCCCATAATTGGCTCCCTAGTTGGTCCGATAGTTGGGCCCTTAGTTGGTCATATTGTTGCCAATATAGTTGGTCCCATAGTTGGCCCCCTAGTTGGCTCCATAGTTGGCCCCTTAGTTGGTCCCATAGTTGGTCCCATAGTTGGCCCCCTAGTTGGCTCCATAGTTGGCCCCATAGTTGGCCATATAGTTGGCCCCTTAGTTGGTCCTCAATATTCATAAATCATCCTTAATAGTAAATTCTAGGAGTTTCATGATTGCCCCTGAATATGGATAATTGAACTAGGGCATATCCTTCGGGGATTCCGTCACATACGCATTTCCTTTGGTCAAATGGTGTACCATTTTGTGGTACGGCTTTAACATGGCCACCGGTGAGGGACACCCAATAGTAATAATCCCTAGAACCGCTGTCCCAATATGAATCCATGGAGAACGGCTTATTGAACTTAATTAATCTAGGAGTTTTTCTACCAGTATAACCGGCTGCCTTTGCTAGTTTTTTGCCTAATGTCTCATCCATAATAACCTCACTTTTATATTATACTTTCAGTATATCATAATAAAATCCACATTGCAACAATTATTATGGAATATACGAAAAATCACTACCTCTTGATGTTAATTCAACCAATATATTAAACCATAAATCATCGGTGAGGCGACTACCTAACTGCCGGGACAATAAATTCCATAATTCTGTATCTAATTTAGAGCCAATCAGCCTATCGACCATCATATAAGTGAAATCCAAATTTTGTTCATTCATATACATAACCCAAAGATCCCCGCCCCATTACGGGGATCTTAAATTATAGTTTTTAGGTTTCAGATTCAAAGTCCATGGGATCAATTCCATGGTTAACCCAGGTTGCCGCCTCTCGTGCTTTTGTGAATTCTGGTGGTACTCGCAATGCATGAATATGAGCGGTGCTAGGGCATGTCATTTTTAGGACAGTGTAAGCCTCATCACCCTCAACAGGAGAATCAAATTGCAATAGAGTATATTCCCTCCAAGAATCCAATTCAGTAGCACCTAATTGGGAAATGATATTCTCATATCCCATCACTTCAATTAATACACGTCGAATTTCAACATTTGATTCAGAAATAACTTCCTTGGCGTTCCATGTATGTGGTTCAGTATTTCCATATTTTTCAGGAACCCGAACTCCATTAAATGCATAAACGCCATATCCATCTTTGAATTCAATTGCCTTTCCGTTAATACGGTTTAACCGGTTTTCATCATTGAATGATACTCTAATAGGATGATCTGATACAACACAGAAATCCTCGAAAGTAAATATATGACCCGATGCTAGGATCAATTCATGATACTCATCTAATCGATTTTTTAGTCCGGCCTCATAATTCACTCCGTCAACATTACGTTCAATGATTTTATAGAATTCAACCCAATATAGTTCAGATATCCCGCAATGGAATGGGCGATGATATGTGGATTTTGGGAGATTCAATTTTTCATTAATTAAATTGATTGCAGCAAAAGGAGAATCAACATAAAAGAATTCGGGTTGTGGTTTTCCCAATTCCTGATACATTTTAGTCATAATGCGTTCCACGGCTTCTTTATTTAATTTTGCATCATCAAGGAAATGTTTTAGGACCCGTTCTTTGTCCCGTTCTATTCCGGCAACTTGCTCATCTGTTAATTTGCTGATTTTTTTACTCATATGTTCTCACTTTCACGTTAAAGATTAATCATCACTAATATAAACATTATATCAAATCCGGCACTCCAATACAAACATTATATTCATATACACAAAATTTTCTTAGTGGCTGGCAAGGTAGGACTCGAACCTACGACCAAGTGGTTAACAGCCACCCGTTCTACCTACTGAACTACTTGCCAAAGTATTGGTCGGAGCGGAAGGATTTGAACCTTCAGCCTCCCGGTCCCAAACCGGGCGGTCTACCAAATTGACCTACACTCCGAAGGGCCCAAATGGGCCCGGATTATACTAATCGACCACTTTCTTCCACCCCTCAGGAGTATATTCCCGTTGGATGACAATTTCATAAACTCCTTCAGGAATAACTAGAGCATTATGCTCCTCATGGATCAACATAGCATTTGATCCCGTGACCTGACAATAAGTTTTGTCATCAAATTTAAAGAAAGGCATCGGATCTGGACTTTCAACAAAACGATGAGAATGCCCGGTTACTTCCCCATATGCCAATACTCTTTTGTCATTCTTTACGGCAGTGGCTTTAGTTGGGACATTTTTCACTTTCTTTAAAATTACATCCCCATGTCGATAAAACATATAAATTCTCCAAAAATAATTAATTACTGATACTATAATAGCACATTATTTAGTCACCGTCAAGATATTTCTACCCTGATAGTGATATTTTATTAATCCTCCTTTAGTGGAACTTTTGTCAAATCATAGACCCCTCTGGACCCCGCCACGTAGCAAGCCTTATCATTAACAATAAATGAGAATGCGTTCCATGGTCTCCCATCACCTTCAGATATCAAGGTAACAAGTTGCTTCCTGGTAACTATATTTGTTCCTAGTGTTTGGCTGATAAAAGATAGGAATTCCTTCTTTTCAAAGGCACTCCTACGATTATATTTCCTTCGCTTTTTAGGTAAAGGGGCTTTTGTTGTTTCCGTTTGTTGTGTTTGTGTTTCCATTCATTCTCCATATTATAGTGCAGGGTCGAGTCCCATCATTAAAAGTTTTATTGTATTGCTCACCAAAGGCATTTGCATTATAGCAAACACCAATAGTAAGCCCAATAGTGTCCCAATTGACACTCCAAAGAATGCTATTTTAGCACTTTTTAATGCCTCGGCATTAGGATCACTCATTTTCCTTCTTCCATCTGTCATAATCATTCTCCTAACATTTATTATAATACTAGTATATCATAAAGGTGGCCAGATTACAACCACTTTTATGATAATCTAAGAGGATTTCTTATTATTCCTCCTTTAATTTGTTTAATCGGTTTAGGTCTTTCGTTATTCGTTCCTGTAGGAGCCTCACTTCTCTAAGTTTCCCCTGAAGGACATCATTATTATTCTCAATACACTCTTCCAATACTTGTTTTTCGGTCTTAAACACCATGGAATGGCTGTAATGCGTCATAACTCGCCCATCTGGGTGTATCTTGAGAATATGACATTTTTCAACAAAATAGTGAAAATTATCTGATTCCTCATCAGTCCAATTTAATGCAAAAAGTTGTATCCCCTACCTGCACCATGATACTATCTCCTATATTTGTTTATCTATCATTATAATACCAGTATAGCATATGTGGTTCCATATTACAAGGGCTATTTTGGACGTCTACGAAGATTTCGTAAATCATCTTCCATTTGACTCCATAATTGCCCATGGATTTGACCATAAGTTGTTGGAAACAATTCAATTGTAATTGTTTTAGACCACAGTCCCACGACCCTATCATTAGCCTCACATATAGTTACCAAATTTAGATCATTACTTAAATGGTATGGGTAGTCCATTAAAGCCTTTCTAAATTTCTCATTTTTTCGATTAATATTCATAAATCCTCCCATAGTTGGCCATATAGTTGGTCCAATAGTTGGACATATAGTTGGTCCGATAGTTGGCCCCATAGTTGGACATATAGTTGGTCCGATAGTTGGCCCCATAGTTGGCCCCTTAGTTGGCCCCATAGTTGGTCCGATAGTTGGTCCTCAATATTCATAATTCTGAATCCCTTGTAATCAGTATTGTCCAAAGTGGTTGTTTTAATTGGCCATAGAATTTGTCCCCTAATGTACGCCCAAGTTCATTATGTAAATCATGCCTTAATCTGTCTGCTAATATATCATACAACACCTCCGCCAGGCGCTGCCCTAAATTAGACCTTAATAAATTATCAAATTTCACTTCAATGTTATCAAAATCCATAAAGTTTCCAATTTTCCTAATCAGTTATTTTTATACCTAATACTATCCTCCAATTGTTCTAATATTGGTAATCCAAATTGATTGCCAACTTTTAAAAACATTGGCTCTCTATACTCCCTCCACAATTTCATATACAAAATAGTATCAAATTCATTTCTAATAAAACTGGACAACACAAATTTCATCCAAGTGGTGTCATCCAGAAATTGCAATTGCATAGTTAAGTGATCCATATTACCCATCATATCCAATACGATTCTTACCATAAGAGTTATATACTCCCTGCCCGGCTCTATAACCAGCAGCCCGCCCATCCTCATTATATCGAACCTTTTGCCCAACGTTTTTAGTCCTAACCCCTTGATTTGCCAAGAAGTTTCTAGCATTGTTCAAATCAATGGGCATCTGGTTGATAATGACTAAGGCCTTTTCATTGCCAGCATATGCTAATCTTTGACGGGCCAATTCTTCTTTAATGGCATCATTGATTGCAGCCACGGCACCAACACGAAAATTATTTGCATATGTAGCACCACGACCTTTACATGATGATTTAGCCAAACGATCAATTTCAGTTTGACAATGAGCAAATAAACATCTAACAATGGTGGCAGAACTAGGGCGCCCAATCATAACAATTTTATTGCCACTATGTGTTCTTTTGATAAGACAATAGACTCCATGAGCTTTAGTCAATACATTCGCTAATATTGATTTCCATACATGAATATTATTACCCTCAAACAATGGATCCAGATTATCAGTGATATCATCATCAGACCCACTCAAATCGGACATTGTAAGTTTATGTTCTAATAATAGTTCCTGTACCTTGGCCATAAAGATAGCGGCCTCTTGAGGGGTTGTGGCGGAATTTTCAGCTTTTTTCAACAATTTCTGAATTTTTTCAATAATTTCCATAATTTTCCCATTTTTTAATAAATTTTCCCAAAACCATGATCTAATCATCTCATATTTGATTCCACATTGCAACAATTATATTAAAATATACGAAATCCCCCTAGATCTTCTCAAATATGTTGAATACCATCCCAAAATCTGTCATACTTATAGAATAGTTACTTATTTTATGGAGTTTATATGCTAACCCTTTGTATCGCCACATTAATCGGAATGCTCACAGGCTCAGTGGCTGCACTAATAGCCGGCAATATAATAACCCGTAGAGCCATCAAACAGGAAGCAATCAATACCAAAAAATTTGGCAGAATGCCTGGTAAAAATGTTACCACCTTCAAAGGTAGGAGATAATATGAGCAGAATGAAAGAATTCTTAATAGAATTGGATAGTCTATTGGCTAGCCATGAGATGGAATTGAATGTCACGGTTATACCTGGACTTTCAATTGAATCCGATTTGGAAGTGGAACTTTATGATAAAAAAACTGGTGATAACTATTTGGCTACATCCAGTTTTAGTAGTGTAAGATTGAATGACTTGGTTAAAAAACTATTGGAAGGTAATGAGTAAAAATTTATGTTTACAATATGATTTTAATGATAAGGTGAATCCATATTGGGAATTGCGGGCAGAATTGACCTGGGCAGTGGATATAGGAGAATGGTGGCCAGTATTTAATTCTATGGTGGCCTTTGCCAGAGAATTATATGTTGATATTCGTAGTCCTTCCTTGGTGGGTGAACCAGATTAGGTGGCATAATGGGAGCGGAGGGCCTTTCGTGTGCACGAGGGTGGAAAAATGTGGAAAGGCTAAGCCTGGCCTTAAAAGTGGCCTTAAAAGTGGCCTTAAAAGTGGCCTTAAAAGTGGCCTTAAAAGTGGCCTTAAAAGTGGCCTTAAAAGTGGCCTTAAAAGTGG